TAGGTTCAATATCAGGCTCTTTAATACCCTCTTCATCTTTATCTTTTTCCAAATCTTTATCTAATTCTTCTGCCATATCTGTCTCCTTTAATTAATAAACTCTGCCCTACATTCGTGGCATATTTTTTGTGCAGGTGACCCTGGTGTAAAAGTTTTACCACATTTACTACAATCCCTATCTTTATATTTTGATACTGTCTCCTCAGTCACTCCATCTGTTTTATCTTTTGTTAAATCAGAAATTATCTTTTTCAATTCCATTACTTCTTTTTTAAGCTCACTTACATTTACATCTTGATGAACTAAATTATCAGGTAAATCATCATTAGGTTTATCTCTACCATCTCTTATACAACGAGGACAGTATTCTGCATCAGGATTTTTAGGAGATAAAAAATATCCATGGCAGTGTTTACAACATCTTTCATATTTGAATTTTTCATGTATTAGTTCTAAATTTTGTTTACTCATTTCTGTTTCCTTTTTGTATAATAATTTAGTTTAACTTTACCATTAACATATTTATTCTTATAAGCTTCTAAATTATCCTGTGTCCATGCAGGACGATGAACCGAGGCATCAAAAAATATATTAAGATAATTCTTCAACACCATGCTCCCTCATATACTTTTTCTTCATTGGTCTATTCTTAATTAGTAATTGTCCAGTTTTAGGATGATATACTCTATCTGGATACTTTCTTTGCATTTCAGGTATTTTATCTACGTGAACACCAAGTGACCAAGACCATCTAAGATTATCTTTGTATCCTATATTAACAAATTGTTTGTCTAAATTAGACTCTTTGTATGGTCGTAAACTATAAAATCCATGACCACATTCAGGACATCTTAAGGGTGCTTCAAATTCATTATACACACCATTAAAGTTACAAAGTTTACAAACAAATTGGTCTTTCATTATACAATTCTTTCTTGGTTTGGGTAAACTAATATACCACTCCCACCAACTTGTAACATACCATGTCCAACTTTAACATCATTACTATAAACACGCATCACATGAGAACCTACCCATCTAAACCATATATCAATATAATATAAACCGTCAGATAAATAGGTCATTTCGAATCTAGAGCTTTGTTCTAGTTTAGGATTAACAAACTCTACTTCAACTGTTTCACCTGTTAAAGTATTAGACTGAAAAAATATTCTATTCTGTCCCCTTCTATACACATTCTATAATCCTAACCAACCATAGGTGGACTATCAATTCCTTGAGTTTGTATCTCTATTGTGTCTATAGTTTGACCTATTTCATCGAGATTATATCCACCAACTGAATATTGTTTTACAATTTTGCCACGTGTAGGAGTACCATATGAAATCATCACTACCCATTCACCTTCTGTATCAGGTGTAAACGAACCAGTATATCTACCAGTAGAACCAATCTCTGTCATAGTAACATCAGGAAAATTAACTAAGTCTTTAGAACCAGTTTCATCAAATATCTCCATAGTTACTATTTGTCCAGATTGAGCAGCAAATGTTTGATAAGTTATTTGTATTAATTCATCAACTTTATAATTTTTCAGAGCCATTATGTAGTCCCCACAACAAGATATTCATATGCAGGAGTTTCACCTGTACCATTATTTTTGACATAAACTGTGCCAGCAGGATTAGTAATTATAGCAGGAATTTCTCCAGCTTTTGCTGTTAAATCTGCATCAAAAGAAGATACAAAATCACAATCAATATCTAAATCATAATCAATAGCATAAATAATAATGCACGTAACAGTACTAATATCGCCCAAATCTAAAGCCTCAGCAGTATTAGTAGTAGCTAGTACACGATAATTATATGTTGCAGCAGTAGGAGTAGTACCATCTGCACCTTTTTTAATAAATGTCTGACTCATACCTAATCCTGTTAATTCAGCTATAACAGAAACATTCAATTCAGCAGCCATTAAAATACCTCAATACTTTTAACACAGCCCCAAGGTATTACAGTATAATCTCCATCACCATCTTCTGTAATACTATGTGCTATTTTCAATTCTCGTTTTTTATTTTCTAGAAAAAACCCTAAAGTTTTAACTCCTACAGTTTTTACTTTGTCCAACTTGTTTATATTATGCCAAGAAGCATCAGATGTTATATCATTCCACACTATCAATAACTTAGTAAATTTAGGAAACTTTTTTACTCGCATGCTTTTTCTTTCGTTTATAAAGCTTTTTCTTTGGGTGTGGATTTTCTGTTTTTTCGACCCCTTTTATCACTCCTTTATTTCTTGAGGCGTAAAATACGGACTCGCCTTTTTTCTCTCCATATTCTTTTTTCATGGAAGCCATAATTTTTTCACCTTTTTCAGTCAATGGCATTATATACTCCTAATCATTAATATAATAATCTTCCCGATTTTCTATATAATTACGACTAACACCTTTTTCAACTTTATATTTATCTAAAGCAAACATCATTTTAATAAGTTCAATATCTTCCATAAATAAATCGGAAGGCATACTACAATTAAGTACAGGACTAAAGCCACCAACTAAAAGACCTCTAACTTTACCATCCATAGTAAATACAGGGCCACCGCTATTTCCAGGATGGGCAGCAGAATCAGAAGTAAACGCAATTTTCCAGCCATATAATTCTCCTGTCCAAGGGTCACGCATTTCCCAATCTTTATTCAAACCAGATATAATACCTAATGTCACATTATTAAAATTTATCTTACCATATGGACTACCAATTATAAAAACAGATTGACCAAGTACACAATCTTTAATACTTCCAAATTTAGCTGGTGTTAATATTGGTTCATCAACTTTAATAAAACCAATATCATAATCCTTATGTGAAACAGCTTGCACACCATTTATTTTAGTGCCATCATGCAATGTAATCTCATATCTAACACCATCAACAACATGACGTGCTGTAGCGATAATATTTTCTGTTAAAGCAACACCTGAACCTTGCCATTGTGGGCATTCTATATGAACAACACTTGGTAATACATCTTGTATTGTATCAGAAAATTTAATAGTAACTGCCGGTTTAGGTAAATAAGATGTTATTGGAAGTACAACTATACTAGAAAATAATACAAATAATACTATAATAGACATTAACAACCCTGATTTTTGATTAAATAGCATTATTAACTCCTTATATAATTAGGCGGTGAGCTTTGTCCACCTGCTCTATTCTGCTGTTGATTAAGATTAGCTAAACGACTCATTGGTGATGCACCAAAAAAGTCATTCATTTGTCCAGGGCTTCTACTAGCATTCTGAGGACTATTTCTCATTGGCATCATTGTATATGGTACAGATTCCATTTCGTGTGGCACTCCAGTTTTATAAAATTGATTAAAGTTTTCAAACCCACCATACTCAGCTATAATTCTTGTGAGTAGTGGTATATCAATTTGTGCTCCTTGTGCCATAGCTAACTGCATGGTAGGTATAAGCCATTGTACACCAAATCCAAGCATCTTTTGATATTTAACTTCTGGACTTTCTCGTTGCATAGAGAATGGAATAAGGTCATAAATAAAATCATTAAACTCACCTACTCTATCAGCAGAGGAATATACTGCTGGCATTGAACCATAGCCAGGTATTTCACGTATTACAGGTGTGTATGATAATGGATTATACATATAATCCCAAACAAACTTCTTTACAATAGATGTAGTAAAAGCATCAAATCTATTCAAGAAATTACGTATAATTCTTGTAGCATTATTAAATAACATTTGCTCCTGTCCTAATGTAGGAGCTTGAGCATTTCTACCACCAAGAATATCAGGATTACCACCTTGTTTAGTAAACTCTCTTTCAGCAAATTCCATCCAAGCGAGATTAGCCTCACTCATACCATTATATTCTACTTCTTTTAATGACCCAATATTATTTACACGAACACTTCCAAGATTAGGTGTATTAACTATACGCTCTACATCATCCTTAGCAGCATCTTCATAAGCTAATACAGTCTTTTGATTCTCAGCTTGTTCACGACTTTTATCAAATACTCTATTCATAGTAACATCTAAGTCATGCCAAGCCCAAGCAGGTGGTAGAGGAATAGGAGATTCTGACATCCACTTATAACCAAGATAGTCATACGGCCCACCTTCCGGCCCTTTCCATTCTACTTCTCGTAATATCTTAGCTTTCTTTCCTTCTGGCATTATTGTTACTATAATATTTTCATCATAAAGATAAATATCCATAAAAGTTGTTTGGTCATAAATGCCAAACTTAGCTCTATCTTGATTATATTTTGCTATATCTTCTGGTGAATAATCTTGTATTAATTTGCCATCGGGTTTTATGTAATCCGCTATTTCATTACCAAACTTATCTTTACCAGCAAAAAATTCCTGTGCATATTTAGTTGGCAGTCTATAAATATCACCTTCCATTGTAAAATCAACACGTCTTTTTGCAGCAGGGTCTCCAATATAATTAGCATCGTCTATAACAACAACAGAAGGTTTTCCAGTTTTAATAGAACCACCCTCTTCAAGTCTAATATTACCACTATGAGTCAACATAGTACGAACAATGCCAGCACCAAACATAGAATTAAGAGCAGCAGGAATAAGAGCTTTTTCTGCTATATTAAATGAGTCTAAATAATAATTAATAGCAAGTTGAGTAATATAAGCCCAAGGTCTATAATTAGCTACTTTAGTTGTTACCAAAAATCGTGGATTACCTTCCACAAGAAATGGTACTGTAGTATCTACACCACGGCCTATTAAATTAATTGTATGATACGGGTATGCCCTATCTTCATAATAACCCGAAGCCCAACTATTAAACATCTTTAGACGTTTCTTCAAAGTAGGTTCTGTAATTATTTTCCAAGACTTTTGAGCTTTTTGCAACCTTCTAGGGAAACTTAGCTTTTTATTTTGTTCTTCTAATATATTTGCCATTAGTACCTATATACCCTAAGCTCTCGCTTTTCTTTATCTTGTTCTTCTTTCCATTTTCTAAATCTATATTCAAAACTATTAGTAGGTGGGTTTTTATATTTCTTTAAGTCTGCAGGTTTCATTTCATTCATAGCTAGTATACACAATCCAGTGGCTATAACTCTATCTCCATGAGCATAACGAGCACCAGATTCATCTGTGATAGAATTAGATAAATCAACATCTATGCGACCTGGCATAAAGATATAATCTTCTAATTCATTTATCAATGCTCCATCATGTATTATAATATATCTATATAACTTTTCAGATTTAATACTCTCTGTTAATGCAGCATTAAAGTGACTCAACATATCCATCTTTGAGCCATTAACTCCAGGTGTACTTCTCCAACCTCTATTTTGACTTCTACGCCTAGTTATTCTTCTTTCATTAACATTAATATAAACTCTATGATAACCAAGTTTTGTTATTCGCTTATCAAATGTGTCACCTGGCCCGTTAGCTTCCCATATAAGATAAGCATCACCTAACCACTTACATATAGCAACAGCTAATTCTGCTAAATCTGTAACATCAATAAATGGATTAACATATAAACCTATTAACTCACTTCTATTAACATCACAAATCGATATAACAGAATTAGAAGCTCCAGTACCTCTTGATATATCACAAGCAACAATATAATTATGTTTTGTATCAGCAAACCCCTTAGCTGTTCCATCTTCTTGTGGTATCATTATCATCTTACCCCACCACTTTAGATGATGATTAATACCAGATTGAGTAAAATAAGGCTTTGTAATTATATTGTTATTATTCGTATATTTTATATCACCTATATATGTAGGCTCACATTCATATATACTTCTAAGTTTATGAATAGTAGCTTCATCAAAAAACATATCAGCAGAACCCTGTGGGATTCTTAATACGTTTTGAGCTAAGTCTGTTTTACTTCGTCCCCTTGCTTCTTGCTCATCATACCAGATACTTCTATCTCTCTTAAAATTAGTTTCACCACCATCAGCTACAAAATTAATATCTTTACATTTCTCATAAACTTCATCAGGTAAATCTTTTATCTTTTTCTGAAATTCACTATAAGAAAAAGATTGATGTTTATTTATGTCATTAAAAACTTCTGGACAAATTCTTCTATAATAATTTATATCTTTAATTTCAATAATATCTTCTAAAGGCGACCAGTATAATCCAGCGTTCTTTTCAGGGTTATCTTCGAAACCAAGAGTAATAGTAGTAACACGGTTGCTTCGTAACAAACGTGCATAAGGGTGTCCACTACCCCATCTAAAATGAGTAGAGTTATATATACAACAGGGGCTAACATCTTGAATATTATCAATGATATATTGTGCCACGTCTGGCTCGATACGTGCGACTTCATCGACAAGAACAGCAGTAGCCCTATCACCAGCACCCATTGACTCATTAGTAGATTCACCGCCTATCATACTATTATTGTTAAGGTTCTGTAATGAACAGTGGGTCTTTAGAAAATCAACCTGTACCCAAGCAGGAAGATTAACTATACCATACATTATTTTATGAAATAAAGATTTGTGAAGTCCAATCAAAACTCCATTTTTGTAATTAACTGACTTATCTACAAAATCTTCTTTACGTGAACTAACTAAAAAATATACGTCAGGTCGCAACCACCAGTATAATGCAAACATCTTACAGATAACTTCTGTTGCACCTTCATCACGACTCTTATCTATAAGTAAATTATGCTCATTATCAATAGCATCTTTTATTCCATCAACCATAATAGATTGTTTTGGTCTAAGAATAAAAGGATTGTTTTGATAGCCAGGTGGCTTTCTTGGGTCATATGTCCACAATGCTGTATTAAAAGCAATCTGTGGCTTTATATCACACATCTCCATATAATCTTTCTGAGCTTCCTTATCATCAGCAAGAACAGAATGCAATTCCATACGAAACTTTATATTTTCTTTTAGGTCTGATGGAATTATTTTTAAGAAATCTTCTGGTGTAGTTATTTTAGATAAAGTTAATGTCATACTTCTTTTGATTCAATCTGTTTAGTTTTTGTATCATCAAATAATTTTCCTGCTAATTTTCTGATACTATCAGAAGCCAGTTTACCATCAATAGTAATGTTAAGATTTTTATTCTCAACTTCTAATGTTTGCTTACTATGCCATTCATTATCACCAAGTTGTCTATCCATATTACAAAGTAAAAACATTAATAATCTATCATTTCCAGCTTGTTTATTATCAAACTTAGTTTCCTCAATCTTCTGCACATTACCATCAGCGTCCATAATAGTGCGAGTTTTCTTAGTCTGATAATCATAACCAACAGCATTAAGCATAGCACGAGCAACCATCTTACGCTTCATCACTCTTTTGCCATCTTCACAAGCTCTTTTGAATTCAGGATACCTTTTTTTCCAATCGGCTACTGTGTGGTGGGAGCAGTTGAACACGTATCCTAAGTCTTTTTCCGTGAACCCTGCTGCCACTAATCGTTCTGCAACCTCTATGAATGATTCGTCGTATATCTGAGCTATGCCACGAAGATTTTTTCTTTTTTTCTTTGGCATATCTTGATAAAGTTGTTCTACTGGAATCTCTATGTCGCCTTCTGGCACTGTTGATTTCTTCTTCTTCACTTAATAAAAATCTCCCATCTCTTAAGCAACAAGAAATACACCAAGCATATAGCCTTGGTATATCTGAACGCATCCAAAACTCTGTTTCTTTTTTAACTTCACCACATTTTTCACATCGTTTTAGATTCATATAAAAAGCAGAGTGATTTGACCAGGCGGGCTCACCCTGCTAAAGCCTATAAAATATATAATCTATCTGCATCAGCCAAACCTCCACTATAGGTTACGTACCGCCGAAGATTATATTATAACTATATGGACAGAATTTGGGCTACTTATAGATATTCCTATACAGTATAACAGGAACGGATATGTGACCTAATATTCTTGTTAGTTATTTATCTAACATACATATCTATCTCTATTGATTCTGCTGAGATATATTTTTATTGAGATTTCCATATCTCATATACCTCTGTTATAGGTATATTAAGAGATAATTCGCACTATTTTACTGTTAAAGAGATATATTTCAAGAACAAAATAAAAATATTTACAATATTGTAATAAAATAGCAGAAAAAGTGCACTTTAATCCTTAATATAATATAACAAAGAGAATATGATAATTATATATAAATTATACTTGACATATATAGTAATATATATTATAATAAAATAAAAACATTAAATAATAGGAATAAATAATGAAAAATGATAGGATGTTTCCAACAAAAAAGCAGCAAGAAGTATATAAACTAGTACATCCAGACTTTGAGGGGCTTACAATAGCTCAAGCAGCAGAAAGATTAGGTATAACTGAAAGCTCTGCACGTAGAAGATTAAATAATATGCGTGAGGATTTTCCAGAAGCCTTTAGATTTGAGAAGTTTGACAATCAAAAAGTAGCTGGAATGAGTAATATAGCACAGATTTATGGTGGTTATAAAGCAAAAGCTACTAATCAAGGCCTAGAATTTACCTTGACACAAGATGATGTTAAGGAATTAATACAATTAGAATGCTTTAATTGTGGATATTTACCAAATAATTCTTATGCAGTAGATGATTATGATGATAATTATGACCATTTTAATAGTGAATTTGCTGGTATGTCAATTGTTAATCCAAGTGAATATAATAAATGGGCTTATGATGAAGAAACTGGATATAGATTTCCATATAACCATTTGTGGAGATATGATGTATCTAAAGGATTTACTTATGATAATGTAATAACTTTATGTACTAAGTGTATCCAGAAACGAAGAGACCAATAAAGGAGCTATAAAATGCCTGATGGTGTTAAATATATATTTAATGAAATAATTCGTAAGCTATCTTTGGCTAAAATAGCTAGTACTCACAAAGGCAAAGAGCTTATTGATGATGTGCTGTTCAATGATTTACCAAAATTAAAGGAGCTATTAGATGGAAAAAGTAATGACCGACAGATTATTTAAGTCTATATTTTATAAGACATATCAGTTTAAGTTAACTGGTATGACTGATATGGAAATAGTTGGAGTGTTAGAATCTATTAAAGATTATTATATTCATAATTCATGTTTAGACTTTACTGATGCTTATATTAAATCACAGATTAGAAATGCACAGAATAGAAAGTTTAAGTTAGTACCTATTAAGGAAGAATTAAATGAAACCAAGTAAGAATTTTAGAGAACATCCTACTAATAAGAATCATTTATTATGCCCCTTTTGTGATAGTGAGGCTTGGTATGTAACTAATTCTTGGATTAAATGTTTCTTATGTGGTAGAATGTATAGTAGAAGTATATTAGAGATATTGCCGGTTTATCGTGCTAATATGCAATTACAACAGATTAAGAAATTGAATGATACTATGGGAGAGATGTTTGGGGGGTTCTTTGACAAATAGGATATATTATGAAAAATTATATAAAATATTATTATTGGATATATGGATTAGATAATCCAATAGTTATAAAGGAGAGTGCTCCCTGGACTTCTGAAAGCAATAGATTATCTATAGGTAAAACTAAAGCTTTAGAAACTATAAAGAAAGGTTTAATTTTACAAAAAAAAGATATTTTGAGAATATATCCACCAAATAGAATTAAATATATTGAAATAGAAAGTATTTGATGAAACAAAAAAGATTCAAAAGACATAAAGACTTAATAAAGCAAGCGGTCAAGAACAATCAAGGTAGACTGACTAATGAAGAGCGACTAGCTAAGAATATATTAATATTGAGCGGAATTAGGAATCCTAGTCGGGAGTTAATTCGGGAGGCAATGAAAAATTATGAAAAAGAAAATATTAAGAAGGCTATTTAAGATTGGTGAATTTCATCCTAATATGCAAATTGATATAAGTTATACTCAAGAATATCTTAAAGTAGCTAGGGGCCACTATAATGAAGATAAGATTAGATTTAGAGGAGCTCCAATTACCAGATTAACTAAAGAAGAATTGGAAACAGTTATAGCTATGTTATATAACTATCAAAATCAATCTTTGTTTTGGGATTAAATATATTATATAATTTTTTGAGTACTTGTACCAACACCCACAGCCCTTTCCTTATCTCTGCCTACCTACCCCTGTCCGATAATAAATAAGTCCAATAATGTTGTCATAGTCCAATAATAAATATCACGTCCTATAATAGGTATAAGCGTGCGTGTGAATGTTAGTGAATATAGGACTGACTTTTATCACTTATACTGTCTATCCCATCTATATCAATAATCACAATTATACCACTACAATCAATACAATTAATACTCATTATAATCAATAAAATCAACATAATTAGACTTATAATCAATATTATACATATAACTAATACAATCAATATAATCAATCTGCATCTATCTATCAATATCTTATTGCATATTGCAATAACATTATAAGACCTGTCCGATAATATCGCATTGACGATTATAACGATTATAACACTCAGGTTATAGGACTATAATATTGCTATTTATAGTAGATATATTAAATAGTCCTATAATACTAATTATATCAATTCTAATGATTATACTGCTACGTCCGATAAACTCAAGTCCGATAATAAAATCTTCATCTATAAATCCTTGTCAATAAAGCACTTATAACTTTTTTCAAAAAAACTTTGTTTTTTATTTGCATTTTATCCTTTTATGTGTTATACTTTACTTTAGGTATGGATGGTAAAAACTTGTTTTATGTGTAATAGGCGAAAAACCGAAACACATACTATTTAAGGGAAAACCAATGTTTACTACTATTATAGATAATTTGCGTATCGTTAAACGTATAGCTTTATTATCTGTATTCTGTTTTGTGGCATTATGTTGAGGAGGTTTATTATGAATGATAAATGCAAAATTACAGAAAAAGAGCATGATAAAATGTGTGAAATATGTAAGGAAATTTTAGGGTTTCCTACTGATAATATGCCTTTGCCTTGTAATGCCGATGCTTTTTTATTCTGTCCTGCAAAAGCAATAGACGATTTTCTAAAATTGGAGTAAAGATATGAGCAGAACACGCAACAAAAACCGTAATAAGAAAAACCGTAAACGTCAAGAAAAACTGGAATTAAAACTATTAGGTGAAATCGGGATAAAAGCACAAAACGAAGGTAAAGCAATTAGTATAATGATGGTAACAGGTAATGTTCAACAGAAAAGATTAAATAGAACATACAACATAGATGGCGTTAAATTTTGGGCGGGTAAGAAACGCAGGCAAGGAGGTAATATTGGGACGTCCGATAACCGAACCCAGCCAGCTATGCTATGGGAAATCAAGTAAAAAGTCCGATAAAAGAATTTTAAGAAATTTTTGATTTTTAATTTGCATTTTGGAAAATATGTGTTATACTTTATATAGAACGAAAAATTGATTGTATCGGGTAATAGGCGAAAAACCGAAATCCGAAAAAACCAAAAACGTGGTTATTTTATGGGTTTAATCTGAAAGGGTTTAGCTATGTCAAGAAAACGCAAAGTTACACTATCAAACAACAAAAAAGAGAATGTAGCCAGGTTTGCTTGTTCACGTCTTAACAAGGCCGTTAATGCTGTTAGGGTGTTCGGTAATTGTTATGGCTCTAACTATGACTGGACAGACGAACAAATCGAAAAGGCCGAAACGTATCTACTTGACGAAGTACAAAAAAGTATCGAGCAAATACGTTCTGGCTCTGGCGTGGCTATCGCTGGAATTAGTCTATAAGTAAAGACGTGCTGTTTAATACTCTGCTATAATCAGGGTTGGTTATAGCAGAGACTTAAACAGCAATATTAAAATATTTGAGGGTATAATTATGAGTAAACAAATAAAATGTAATTTGGATATAAAAGATAATACTTTACCAAATTATAGACAATTTATGGATATTAAAACTTATAAAGCTATCGGCATAAACGGCGGTCGTTGCGTTGTTTGTGCTAAAAATTTACAACACGCTAAATTATTAGCAATAACAAAACTTGGTTGCAAGTGTAAAGAAATTTATAGAATATAGGAGGTTTAATTATGATTACTGAATCCGAAAAACAATATGTTAAGTCTCAAGAGAGAGAATTGGAAAGTCTTTATGATAGGCGACTAATATCTTTAGAGCAATATCAAATAGCTTTAGAAAAACTTTATAAACCTTTTAAGGAAAAACTATAATGAAAAGACAATTAGATGAATTTGATTTACAAGCTGAAAAAGAAGGTAGTGCTTTAAGATTTGCAGCTATGAATAGAACAAACCATCAATATCGCGTATCTAATAAGCAACGATTTATTAAAACCAAACATATTGGAGTAACGAAAGATGGACAGAGAAAATTTGATAGATTATTCAGATGATTTCGATTGGTCTGAAATGCCAGATATTATTGATTGTGAGGGTAATTGCTTCGGGTGTTGCAGGGATGATTGTGAGTGTCAATTATCTGATTAGAAGAGAATAATTTAACACTTACTTCTATTTTAGAGGGGGTTAAAATATAATTATGTTATTAGCACATCAAAAACCAAGTAAGATAAAAGCCAATTATATGTATTATAGGTTCAAAGTGAAGTTTTGGTTGTTACACAAATTTAATTTAATTAAGGCTATAAGATTATGAAGATTAGTAAAATTTGGTTTCCTGCATTTGAGGGTTTATTTGTGTGTGGTGAAATATCTAATGATGATGTAGCAGAAATTATAGCTATAAGAAGCACTATATTTTATGATGTATATGCTGGGTATAGTAAAACAGAACAAAATAAAAGAAAACAAATAGTGGATTTCGTAAAAAGTAAAGGGTATGAAATAGTTGAGATTATAGAGTTATGAAAAGATTTAATTATGAGCGAATCAAGTACAATAAATAATTATGGAATTAATTTTACAAGCCTACTGACTATTTTATTCATAGCTTTGAAATTAATGGGTTATATAAATTGGTCGTGGTGGTGGGTACTATCACCAGTTTGGATAAGTGCTATAATAACAGTCCTTGTTATTGTGGTAATTATCATGGTAACATTATTATGTACATAAGTTTAATTTATATGTCATTATAGCAGGGTGGGCTGACTGGACGTCCAGGATTGCTCACATCATAAAGCATAGCATAAGCTATATTTATAATCCTGCCTAAATAGTCTGTAAATAAAATAAATATAGACAGGCTCACTCTGCTTTTAATGTTAATATAATTTATTATTGAAAGGGTGAAAAAGTGAAAAAATACTATAAATTGACAGACCAAAATATGCAAACTTTTGGGGGTTTTCAATGGGAAGTTGGAAAGTGGGTTGAAGCTAAGGGCGACTTCAATAAACCGCTATGTTCTAATGGTTGGTTACACTGTTATGAATCACCTTTGTTAGCGGTGTTACATAATCCTATACACGCTGATATTAAAAATCCACGATTATTTGAGGTTGAAGTAAGGGGCAAGAGTAAATTCGATAAACAACTGAAATGTGGATTTCGTAAAATGAGACTTACAAAGGAAATACCACTACCTAAAATTACTATAAACCAAATAACGGCCTATGGGATTTTATGTGCTAAAAATAATTACAAAAATGGCACATGGATTAAATGGGCTAATGATTGGTTAAGTGGAAAGGACAGAAGCAGAGTTGCTGCTTGTGTTGCTGCTGATGCTATTTATGCTGCTTGTGTTGCTGCTGCTGCTAATGCTGCTACTTATGGTTATGATGTTGCTACTTATGCTGCTAGTGCTGCTGCTTGTGTTGCTGCTGATGCTGCTCATGGTGCTGCTTGTGCTGCTGATGCTGCTATTTATGCTGCTGATGCTGCTGCTTATGGTTATGATGTTGCTACTTATGCTGCTGATGCTGTTGCTGAGGCTGCTACTTATGCTACTTATGCTGCTAATGCTGCTGCTTGTGTTGCTGCTGATGCTGCTCATGCTCATGTTATTAACTTGATTAAAATAGCAGAACAAGCTATAAAAATAATATAGTAAGTTTTGTTAAAGGGGGATTAAGATATGATTAAATATATTATATATACAATGTGTAGATGGTGTCATGGTGATGGTTGTCCAGCTTGTAATTGGGAAGGATTTATAGAAGAAATATAACTATATGGATAGATATTAGGCACGGATGCTTTTTCTTTTTAAGGGTATGATAATAATAGATATGGCAAAATTTATATCTGATTTAGCTGTTACCTGTTAATGAAAAGCTTTATACATTGAGGTAAATAAATGAGAAGCAACCATATAGATAGTGATTTATTAAAGTGTGATAATTGCAATAAACTAAAAGACGGAGATTTTTATGTAGTGTATAATAGGGCTTACCAATCTACAGAAGTTTGTGAAGATTGCCTTGATACTTATTATACTTATTGTGATTGCTGTTGTGACTATTACGAAAATAATTATGTAGAATACTATAATGATATATCACGGTATTTGTGTACTGATTGTTTAGATAATAGTTATTTTACCTGTGAGAGTTGTGGTGCGTTACAGCCTAATTATAATTATGGTGGTAGTTGCTCTAGTTGTGGTTATTCCAGTGAATATTGCGAGTGTAATTATCACTATGATTTTAAGTTTCATAGCACTAATCATGAAACAAGGTATAATGGTAATATACTATATTATGGTATTGAGTTAGAAGTTGGTTCATTTGAGCATACTGATAGTGTATTGAGTGTGATTCGTAAATGGAGTCCTGAGTATGCTATGGTAACAGAGGATTGTAGTATATATGATAATCACGATGTAAGATGTGGTGGTGAAATAGTCATGCAACCATGTACGTACAATTGGTATATAGATAATAAACAGCAAATAAAAGATATGTTTAGTAGACTAAAAGACGCTGGCTATAGAAGTTATAAAACTGGAAGTTGTGGAATTCATATACATATGTGCAAAGACGCTTTTAGTACAAACCATCTGTATAAATTTATTAAAATGATTTATGAACACAGAGAATTTACAGAGTTTGTGAGCCAGCGTAATGGTCGTGGGATGAATTGGTGCAAACTAAGTAATGAAAATAATGAAGATTCATATAAATATAAAGCTGAAAATAAGAGTAGCAATGATAAATGCTCTGCTGTAAATTTGATACACAATAAAACTTTAGAAGTTAGGATATTTAGAGGGACATTAAAATTTAGTAGTTTCTATAAGAATATACAATACTTACATTCATTATTTGAATTTACCAAAGAAGTAAAGAAAACGGATTTGGCTCTTGATAATTACTTGAAATTTATATCGTTAAATAAAGATAGATTTGAATATTTATATAATTGGTTGAAAGAAAAGGGTAGGATACAATGATATTTATAGATGTAGATAGAATGGTTGATTCTTCTATTCATATTAACGATTTAAGAAGATATTTATGTGATGATAATGTAGGCTATGTACAAATGACAGCACGTATGTTACATACTTTTTATGGGTTGCCATACAGTAAAAAGTGTGAAAAAGATTATAAAAACTACGATTGGTTTGAGAGGGTAAAGAAATTTCTTGAGGTACTTTAATGATAGTATTAGAATATACTAATTGTGTAATATGCAATACTAATATAAATTTATCTAGCGCATGGTCACATTATATAGTTAATACTACATACATTAGAGATGAAGAATTACATGAGAGTTTCAAGGGGTATAAAGAGAATGAAAGTAATCATGCACTGGGATATGTTTGTGTACCTTGTTATAATGAGTTAATGAGGCCATTACTATCTGATAGAGAACGTTATTCATTACAATCTATGTTGGGATATTTTAACTGTCAGCGGTGTCAAGGAGAAGTTAGTATTCATTGTATGCGACAAGATGATAATGAAATTGTATGTATTGACTGCTTCTCTATCAATCATTGGTCATGTTATCATTGTAATGAATGGTTTAATAGTGATATAGAATATTATGAAGGCGATACAATCGGAGCACAATTTTGTGAAGATTGTTGGTCAGAAAGACAACGTAGAGACTTCATAAAACCGTATGATTATATACCTAATAATCACAACTTCTATAAAGAAGATAATGAATATAGAAATTTGCTATACTTTGGGATTGAATTAGAAATTGAAGCTAATGATAATGATAAATATTTATTTGCTGCTCAATTACCAGATTTTGTATACGCTAAATCCGATGGAAGTTTATATAATGGGTTTGAAATTGTATCACATCCTACCAGCTATAGATGGTTAATGAAAAATAAAGAAAAATGGAATGAATTATTATGTTGTAGAAAACGAGGTTACCGCAGTTTTAATACGGATACTTGTGGTATGCACGTACATATGAGTAAAAATGCATTCGGAAATCATCACTTATATAAATTTATGAAGTTATTTTATAATAATCCTCAATTAATATATAAAGTTAGTCAGAGAAAAACGAAAAAAAATTTGGATAGGTGGGCACAGTTAAAGCCTACTGTACCATTAAAAAAGGTAGCAAAATATAAAAGTATGTATAACCACGATAATAGATATACAGCTATTAGTTTATATAATCATCCTACAATTGAAGTTAGAGTATTTAGAGGTACATTACATCCACCATCATTTTGGAAAAACATAGAGTTTTGTAAGTGTGTTTATGAATTTTCATATAACAATAATGAGAAATATATGACTGAGCTCAATTTCAGAAAATATGTTAAGATAAATAAATCAGAATTTCCTAATTTGTATTCATTTTTATATAGTAGTGAAAGTAAGATTGAGACTGAGAAATTAATGATTGATTGTTAATGAAAGGGTAAATAATTAATGTGTATTATAGTTGTAAAACCAGCTAAAGCTATTATCACAAGAAAAACATTAAAAACTTGTTATGATTCCAATTCAGATGGTGCAGGTATGATGTTTGCAACTGGTGGAAAGCTGTTTGTAGATAAAGGATATTTTAGCTTCCGTAGATTTTACAAACAATTTAGAGAACATGAAAGAGCATATCCTGATAGTAACTTTGTATTACATTTTAGAATAGCAACAAGTGGTGGTATAAGACCTGATACTTGCCACCCATTTTATGTTCACAAAAATTTAGCCTTTGCTCATAACGGAATATTATCTAGATTAGGTACTAAAGATAAATCAGACACTATGGTATTTAATGAGACTATTTTACAACTATTGCCACCTAACTTTTTAGATATGGACAAGGCAAAAAATGCTATCGAAGATTATATAACTACATCATTGTCTAAAGTCGTTTTTATGGATAACGCAGGAAAATTAACCATAATGAATGAGAAAAACGGACATTGGGATAATGAATGTTGGTTTTCTAATTACGGTTATTATAATTACACAAGAAGTGGACGTTATGATTATATCTTAAACGGACAAGATTGGTATGATACACACATTAATTATGCTGATATTTCTGCACATACTTTCAAAAAATGTATTGTATGTTCTTGTCAATCTCATAGAGATACTGTTATATGGAAATCGAATATTAAAGTATATAGTGAAATTAAATCTGGATGGGTGTGTAATTTTTGTCTAGATTATTATGTTAATTCAAAGTATAATTGTGCAGGTTGTGGTGAAAGCTTTAATAGAACCATGTTAACAAGAAATATATATGGTGAATATATATGCGATGATTGTCTTTTGATAAATGGACAACATATAGACACTAACAACGCCACCGATTTCAAATGTTGTATTTGTAAAAGTGAGGATATATACTATAGGGATGAAGATAATTGGTGTTATTGTAAAAAATGTGGTAATGAATCAGGATTATTCGGTGATTTACTAAAATATGAGTGCAATACAACAGAAGAAGAAGAACAAACTTCTGTAACAGGTATTTGCATAGTTTGTTCGGCAGATGTAACAAGTTATTATACAGATAATTGGAGATGCCCTAATTGTGGTACATATTTAGATATTAACAGTTATGAATCGATATGAAAGGTATTAAATAATTATGAATAAAAAATATGTTTTAGGGTTTATTAATTATTTATGTGAAAAAAATAATGTTCATAAATGGTATGAAGTTAAAGAATTAAAAGAATTAATGGTAAAAACTTACTTAGGTACAGAAGGTATTGTTTTCGGTAAAGATGTTTGGGAATCAAAAGTTAATTATTGTTTTATGATTGACAAATCTCTTGATATTATAAAATTACCCCTCAGTACAATTATAGAAGATAAAAATATAATAAAAGACTATATACAAGTTTTACATAATATGTATGATATGTATATAACACATTTATTAGGAAAGTTAGGAAAGGTAACACCAGTTGTTAAGACAACACCTGTAACTCCCCTTGTTGATGATTTTATCTATAGCTCATTATTTGGTGCAGCATGGCATAGGAGTGCTTAACCAGAGCTATTAATTCATACAATTACATATAGAGACAATAATGATTTTAACAAATAGATACAAATATCCAGAAGCAGTAGTTAAAGCAGTACAAAATGAAATGTATAAACCTAACTATGATATATGGAGAGTAACAGAAATAATAGATTCTCCACTAGTAAAAAAGCTATTAATTAAATATTGGGATGATATAGAAATAGACGTTGATGACTATATCTATAGCTCGTTATTTGGTACAGCATGGCATAAATTTCTAAGTGCTTGGGAAGTAGACGCTATGGTTGAACGTAGATGGAGTGTACGATATTGTAACACTACATTATCAGGTCAATCCGATATTTATAAGCAATCAATAGCTACGGTAGAAGATAATAAAGTTGTTGGGGCATTTTCCTTCGTATTTGGGCAACCACATTGGGACGAACAACTTAATATATATGCTACACTAATAGAAGATTGTGGTTTTCCTGTTAGGAAGTTATATATTAATGCTTTTATTAGAGATTGGTCAAGATATGAGGCAGCTAAATATAATCGTAAAGATGGTTATCCAGACCGTAAATTTTATAAGAAAAAAGTACCACTATGGAATAGGGATAAACGTGAAGTATTTATTAATAGTAGGTTAAGATTACATCTTGATACAAATGAAAGCTATGAATGTACTCCCGATGAAAGGTGGCAAAAGAAAACTACCTATGCTGTTATGAAAATAGGACAGAAAAAAGCTAAAAGAGTATTAGATACCATAGATGAAGCTAAAAAGTGGGTTGATAATCAAACTAAAGATAAAAATAAATTATCAATAGTTGAAAGACCTGGTGAATGTACTAGGTGTAAATCTTATTGTCCAGTAAGAAGTGTATGTACAATAAAAGGATATAATTAGGAGCTTAATAAATGACATTAATAACTAAATGTATAGGCTGTAGTAATACTATTTCAGTAACATTAAAAGGTGAGTATGACAGAAAACATCCATTTTGGTGTAAAGATTGCTCTACAAGCTCTATTGCACAAACAATAACTAATGTTAATTTATTAACAGAAGGTTTAGCACAAACAGCAACTACACCAAATACTATGGGGTTTAGAAGTAGTAATAATGTAATGTCGTCAGAAGTTAGGAAGTATCATGAATTAAAAGCATTAGTTAAGGAATTAAATAAATGAAAAGAGATAGGCAAGCAAGGCAAATAGGTTTAACTTCTGCTAAAAAGGTAAAAAGACCTAGCAGTAAGTATTATCGTGGCGGTACAGATGGCAATAAGGGTAAGAAAAAGAAAAGTTGGTATGAGTGGGTTTGTAATAAATGCCTTAAAAGATATAAAATTGAGCTTAAAAGTAATTGTAAATGTAATTGTATAAATTAAATAATTGAAAGGATAAAATATGCCAGCAAAGAAAAGTATAAAACCAGAAAATAACAACTTAGAATTGTGGAATCAGGTATGTGAAACTAACCCTGCTATAACTAAGCGTGTTAATACTCGTGGGGGATTTACTAGTATTGATGCTCAATCTCAAGTTAAAAAAGCAACTGAGCTATGGGGTAAGTATGGTCACAAATGGGGTCTAAAGGATTTAGCGTTTGAAAATATTTGTGATGCTAGTACAACAATAGGTGTATCATTAGTTGCTACATTCTGGTATCCGCTTAATGACGGTAGTGGTACTGCTCAATTTCCTGTTGCTACTGATATTAAATATAAAGCAGGTGATGATTGCTTTAAGAAACTAACTACTGATGCTTTAACTAAAGCATTATCACGACTTGGCTTTAACTCAGATGTATTTGAAGGTAGGTTTGATGATAATAAATACGTAGCAGAAATGGAAGCTAAATATAAAAAGGAAACTGTGCCAGATATTAAGACCTACACTCCAGATGAAACTGCCAAGAAATTAATGGTTAAAATAGCAGCTAAATATAAAGAGTTGGATGGTATTTATTTCCAAGATAATGAAATAGATATGGATAAGCTTGCTGCTGCTATATTCAATAAGTATGGTAAGTATCCATCTAAAGCAAGTGCTGTGGATACTATAACAAAAACTATCGATGTTAAAGATGTTAGTGTTAAGAAGGGATAATAGAAGGATATAATAAACAAAACAGTGTATTATTACAAAGTATAGATATTCAAAGTAAATATATTTGAAAGGAAATAACATGGAGCAATTCAAAAAGCGTGAATATTATGAAATGGATTATTGGGATTTAGATGAACTAATAGAAACGCATCTTGGTTTTAATCCTGGATGTTGTGATTGTTGGGAAACAGGTAATGATACCTGGAAAGTATTACATATTTCTAAGAACGTGGATATATATGAAACAGAAGAATTAAAATTATTGTTAGAAGATGGAGAACAATATGGTTATAAAATACGAAACTCATATAATGCTCCATATTTAGCAATGGTTGAATTATGTAGAAGGGATATTATTCCAGAAGGCAATTACTTAATAACAATTTGTTGGTAAATTGTCAAGGAAATTAATTGTAAACTAAAAATTATAATATATTTTTGAGGAGAGTTAAGGTGGCGAGTTATAATAAATGTGTATTAATGGGTAATTTAACAAAAGACCCTGAGCTACATCACACTGAGAGTGATACAGCTATTTGTAACTTTGATATAGCTGTTAATAATCCAACACGTGAAGATGAAGTATTATTTATAAGATGTGTAGCTTTTGGTAAGTTAGCGGATGTAGCTAATAAATATCTATCCAAAGGTAGTGGTGTATTAGTAGATGGTAGATTGGTACTTGAAAGCTGGACTAGTACAGAAGGTGATAAGCGGTCTCAAATTAAGCTCTATGTATCTACACTACAGTTTGTTGGTAGTAAAGTTACATCAAGTAATAATGAAGAAGTGGAATCAGTTGATATATAATTATACCCTTTCATAAAGGCTTAGGGCTGTGCCTATAAACAGCCCTATTTATTATAAAGGAGATTAATATGCCTAGACAATGTACTGAGTGTATACATTATGAACCACCAGGTTTTTGCCATTTGGCTGAGAGAGGTATTGTACCAGAGTTAGGTTGTTCTAGCCTTCAACCATCACTTGAAATTTATGATGACACACCTATGCCCTCACCGAGAGATATTGAGTGGATTCCTGATGATGAATTTCCTGAGAATGATACGAGAAATACCAAGAAATCAGAAGAAAAACCTAAAAAATATAAATCAAAAGATGGTTTTGAATTAGTACCATTAAGGCGTGGCTTTACTGAGATTGCCCCACTATGGAAGCTATTAGAAAAAGTAATATCATCTACTAAAGAAGATTGTTTTATCTGTGGTGGATATGCAAGGTACTGTGCGTCACCTAAATTTGACCCTGTTAAAGCATCTGATATAGATGTGTATAGCGAGGGTGAAAAAGCGTATAAAAAGATAGTTAAATTGCTTAAACAGAAAAAGCTTAAAGTTAAAGCTGAAAATGATATGGCTATCACTTTTGATAGACCTGCTACTGGTGCATTTCATTACATGCCACTAATACAAGTAATAAAGCCACTTACTAAAGGTAAGATTGTATCTATTGGAAATAAAATAGACATACTTAGTAACTTTGATTTTACAGTAATAAGGGCAGCAATAGAATCACCTACAGAAATAGTAGTTGATGCTGATTTTGTGCATGATGAATCTCATAATCTTATTCGTATAAAGAATATACATTGTCCTATTAGCTCTACTTTAAGATGTCTTAAATATGCTACTAAAGGATATTGGCTCCGACCTATGGAATGTCTTAAGCTATTTCTGGATTGGGGTAGTAGAACACAAAACTATAGAGATAAACTTGTAGAGTTTTTAGATAAAGCTAATGAGGGTGAAGGATTAACACAAGAAGAAGTGGATGAATTAGAAGCATTAATGAGGATAGATTAATGAAACAAATTGAATTAATAATTGAAGATAATACATTTGAAAAATTAGTTGAAATTACCTTTGCTAAACAGGTAACAGGACATCAAATATCTATTGACGACCAAGCGTGGGCATTAATTCTCGCAAGAATACGTGATGGAAAAGGTTTTGTTTATTTAGGCAGCACAAAAATAAAGATATGACTGATGATATAAATAAAAATCTAATAAAAATATCTGATTATTTACATCAAATACTACCTAATATAGGTAAGAATCCTATGGGTCTATCAACTGGAATACCAGCACTTGATAAGAAAACTAAAGGATTAAAATCAGGTGAGCTTTATATAATAGGTGGTAGACCATCGATGGGTAAATCTGCATTAATGGTTGACATGGTATTAACAGCAAGTGAAGAAGGTGCTATATTAATATTTAGTATGGAAATGTCAGCTAAGTTACTTATTGAAAGAATGGTTGCTAATTTAGCTGGTGTAAATTTTTCTGATATGCAGGATAATTTACTATCTAATACAGAAAGAAAAAAGATTGAAGAAGCATCTAATAGTTTATTATCAAAAGAGATATTTATTTGTGATAACGCCTATGTTAATCATGTATATATAAGTAATATTGTTGAAGCTGTGATTGTAGACCATAAAGTAGCTATCTGTTCTGTGTTTATAGATTACCTACAGCTTATGGGATTCAAAGGATTAGCTGACACACGTAATGAGGAAATTGCAGCTATATGTAGAAACCTGAAAAACTTAGCAAGATATTATAATATACCATTTGTTGTGTTGTCTCAGTTAAATAGGAAAGTTGAAAGCAGGGATAATAAAAGACCAACGATGGCTGACCTTAGAGATTCAGGTGCTATTGAACAGGACGCAGATAGTATTATGTTTTTATATAGGCCAGGGTACTATACTATGTTATCAGGTAATAAAGATATTATAGATACAGGTGAAGCTGAGATTATTATAGCTAAACAAAGAAATGGCCCAACTGGTATAGTGCACTGTATGTTTGATAAAGCTGCAATGTCATTTAGAGATAGAGGTAATGTTGAGTTAGGAGATATATAATGAATTACTTAGAAGAATTATTTGATGAATATATAGATGAATTATATGGATATATAAATATATGTGGAATGGATTATCCTGCTAGTAGAGTATTGAAAGAAGTAGACCCAACTGCCTATGATGTTATGTATGTAGATTGGAGTGCAGAACAAGATAGTTTTTATTGAGGTATCACTATGAGAGACCCTGAAAGAATAGATGAAATATTAGAATTAATTTCTGATATATGGCATAAGAATCCTGACCTAAGATTATGTCAATTATTAAGTAACGCTGCTATTAGAAGTAGCTGGCCTGAAAAAGATTTATACTATCTTGAAGATGATGAATTAATTGATATGTTATTGGATGAATATTTATGGTGATACGGGTGAGTGAAAATCATAATAAACTTATAATACATTCAGAAGATTCTTCGGAAATTTGGGCTTACTGCCCATTCCACAATGATAAACAGACTCCCAATCTTTTAATATCTAAAGTTGGTGGATACGCAGGGTATTATAAATGTTTTGCTTGCGGTAAATTTGGCAAGGCTAAAGACTTAGGTATTGATGTAGAATCTAAAGTTGTTAAAAAATTAAATAATGCCACTAAATATACACCTATTAATTGGACAAAACTTAGTGCTGAGTATGAATATACAGCATCTGAGGATTTTAGATATACTCCATTAATGATTGATTGGGGTGTATCTAAAAATGTATTAAAGAGATTAAGAATGGGATGGAGTGCAATAGAGGAGTGCTACACTCTTCCTATGTGTAATAGTATGTTTGCTATAACTGGTATACAACGTAGATTTACTAATCAAAATAAAGAGAAAAAAGCAATTAGTGGAAGCAAATTAGGTTGCTTTGTTCCCATTGATATAGATTTTACCGATATAATTATAATATGTGAAGGGGTACATGATACTGCTACAATATTGGATTTAGGATTTCAAGCTATAGGTAGACCTGGTGCTTCATCTGTTTACCAACTTACTGCTGATATAGTTAGTGGATGCAATGTATTAATTATACCAGATAATGATGCACCTGGTAAAGACGGTGCAAAAAGATTATATAAGGAATTGAAACCTGTATGTGATAGGGTGGTAGTATTGGATACAAGTAAATTTGGTGTGTGTAAAGACATAAGTGAATATATAGATTATAATAGTAAAGAAAGTGTACGTAATATTCTTAAGAGTATAATTTGTAACTTGAAAGCTAATATATTGGAGACTTAAAAATGGTAGATTATAAATATTTATCTCCTATCAGATGTCAGTATGGGGTGTATGATAAATATAATCCAGATGATAATTTTTGTAGTGATTGTGGCGAACCTGCAGTAGCTAAAGTTTGGTGGGGTATAGATTCTTTAAGGAATAGTCTGCATGTTTGTAGGGAACATTTGCAACAAATATTAGAAGATGAAGAAAAGTTAGAGGAAGAAGATGGCTAAGAAAAAAGCAATATTTCAGAATCATCATATAATATACGAGAATAAGGAGAAAAGAGTTAAAGAAGTAACTCGTAAAATACGTAAAGGGGTTCATCGAATAATCACTTTGATACGCAGATATAATTTCTTAACAAACCAGGAGATAGATACAATAAAACTTGAAGCCGAATTGAAAAGGAATTATGAAAATGAAGAATGATTATTTAGTTTGGTTATTTATTATAGTTTTGATTATCCTATCAATTATTGAAGCATCAGGAACGTAGGAACAATCGGGGTCATAGTACCCGTTAACATGGTGGAGTCCAACCCCACCTATAAATGGTGTCCTAGGCTACGTTGCATCAAGTGTTAACGTTAGTTGTGGCTAATGGTTGGTGTGTAGTGGCTTAGGACACTTTCCAATAAATAATTTTTTAGGGGATTAATATGAAAGATTTAATGTTAGATTTAGAAACTTTAGGCATCAGACCTACCTCTGTAATAGTACAAATTGGTGCATGTTATTTTGATAGATATACAGGTAAAATAGGAAACACATTTTTAATTAATATAGATACGGGTTCTAATTTATTAGCTGGTTTAACAATAGACCAATCGACTATTGATTGGTGGAAAGAACAACCTAATAAAACATGGCTTGTAGGTAAAATACTAGGTATACATACAGCACTATCTTCATTTGAAGTATTTGCTAAAGATGCCACAGCTGTGTGGTCACATGCTACTTTCGATGTGCCAATTTTAGCTAACGCATATACAGCATGTAATAAAAAACTACCATTTCACTTTAGAGCAGCAAGAGATATACGAACACTTGTGGATTTGTCGGATGTTAAATTTTCCAAGGAATCCGAGGCTGAAATAAAAACTCATAATGCTCTTGAAGATTGTGTTCGTCAAGTTAAATATTGTGTTGAGTGTTTTAATAAATTAAAGTCTAATTAATGAAAGGAAAAAAGATGTTTAAGAAACTATTAAGTACACTAGGAATTACATTAGTATCTGTATTTTTTGTAATTCTACTAGGGTGTAGTGCTGTCATGGATGTGGTGACTCCAGCTTATATTAATCCTAAAGTAGCGGAGTATGCAGAGGAATCATTAACTGTGTTTACACCATATACTTCATTATGGGATGCCAAGCGTATTGATGATAAATTAGATTATATGCACTTGGTAAAACAAGCTTCTCTTAAAAAGCTAGCTGAGGATGATAATAGAGCCTACGCATTTTATAATGATTCTATAGATATATCTATTGCAGGTGGCGAGGAGTTTAAGGGTAATGTGTTTAGTCCTACTGGCCCGATTGGTATCCTATTAGCTGGTATTCCTGGATTTACATTAGGTTGGCTAGGTTTATCAAAGCCCTCTGATAAGAAGAAGTTAAATGGGAGCAGTAATGGGTTATAAGTCTGATTCAGGAAAGGGAGATTTAATACGTCAAGGATTTGATTGGAATAAATATGGATATACCTATGAGAGGTTGTTCCATCCTCATTGTAAAAGTTGTGGGACAATAATGGAACAACGCACTGGGTGGTCTGGTGTGTTTTATTGTCCTAATGAAAACTGTAAACAATATTATAAATTTGAAAGGAAATAACTGTGTTTAATTTTAATGCAACTGGAACAGCAAGGATTAAGAAAGTAACAGGAAAGTTTATAAATATGATTAATGAGTTAAAATTAGGTGCTAAAGAAATCAAGTCTGAAATAAATAGCAATAAAGTAATTATCTCTGGGTTAGTAGCAGATAATGATAAGCTTGATGCTATGCAGACTGAAGCTGAAAATCTTATTAAGGACTTAACAAAGTTAGTTAAAGGAGAGTAATATGCCTTATGATTTAGAAGATAATGATTATACTATTGGTGATAAACTTAAAGAAGGTACTAAATATGACCAAGATAAGCTTCGTACTGATTTAATTCCACCAGAATGTATAGAGGCTCTGGCTTATATTTATACATTTGGTGCTAAAAAATATGATGATAACAACTGGCGTAAAGGCATGAAGTTTAGTCGTGTTTATGGTGCTACTCTTAGACATTTATTAGCTTGGTATAAAGGAGAGGATAATGACCCTGAAACTGGTAAATCCCATACATGGCATGCTATTTGGGGTTGTGTAACATTAGCGTATTATATGTTATTTTATAAAAGATATGCTAAGTTTGATGATAGAATTATTAAAGGAGAATATAAATGCGAAGAATAAAGGCTTATTTAAGCCATCCTATTAGAGGGTTAAAAGGAGCTAATGCTACTGTAGAAGATATGGAAATGAACAATTATAAAGCTATTTATTTAGGCAATATACTTAGAGCAGCATTTCCAAATTTAGACTTACATATTCCTGCTGAAATGGAAGATTTTGTTAGTAAGGCTTACCATCTTAATGTTATTGATGAATCTACTATATTAAAAGTTGATTGTGACATCATAAGTGATTGCGACTTGGTTATATTTTATAATCATCAGTACCGTTATAGTAATGGTATGCAGGTAGAATATAATCATGCACGAGAGCTTGGTATTGGATTAGCAGAAGTATATGAACCTAGCCATACAGCAGTTACTTCTATTGAAACTGCTATACTCAAAGTATTAAATAAATAAGGAGAATAATATGGAGCGATATAAACTTAGTCAAGTTAATCCTCTTAGATGGTCTAAAGCAGAAATAGATAAACGCTCTATGTGGAGATGCTCACAACATAGGCATCAAGGCTTATCAACTGGACATCAAAATTGCTATAACAAATACTTTGGTATCACTGAACGTATAGGTTGCATTGATATTGAAGCTAGTAATCTCAAAGCTAACTTTGGCATAATCTTATCTTGGTCTATCAAAACATTAGATAAAGATGAAATATGGTATGATTGTCTAACAAGCAGAGATTTACAATGTGGTAAATTTGACCAACGTTTAACAGAGACATTAATACGTGCTATGTGGAATTATGATAGATTAGTTGGTCATTATAGCTCAAGATTTGATTTACCATTTGTACGTACCAGAGCTATACAATGGGATTTAGATTTCCCTGAGTATGGTATGATATGGCATACGGATGTATGGAGAATAGCAAGGGATAAGCTTTGTCTTAATAGTAATAGACAAGGTACTGTGGCTCAAGCTTTACAGAAGAAAGATATTAAAACTAAAATACATTCTGAAAAATGGCTAACTGTACAGTTTGGTAATAGCAAAGAGCGTAGAGAAGCTTTAGATTATATTGTTGACCATAATATAAAAGATGTGATACAGCTTGAGGGTAACTACACAGCGTTGAAACCTTATTTCAAAGAAAGAAGAACATCTATATGATGTGGTAATATTTATATTTTAGCTGCCCCTTATGAAGATAAAAAGAAATCTGAAAATGGTGCTGTCAGTGATTTAGACAAATAAGTATGAAAGTATCAATAATAAAAACCTATGACAGTTTAGTTAATTGGATTACTGTGGCTAATACCAGTGTTTTCTCATTGGATACTGAATTAGTAGACACTAATTGGTTATCTATGGAGATAGCTGGTATTAGCTTGTGTAATGGTGATTCAGCTTGCTATATAGACTTATTAGATAATGACCAACAATATCTAATGTTAATAGCTATCAATGATTTATTAGAACATAAGGTGCAAAAAATCATTTATCATAATGCACCTTTTGATATGATGGTGTTGCAGAAATATGATTTGAATCTTGTAACAGATTTATTTTGTACTATGACTGCTGCTCATTTAATAGATGAAACTCAACCTAAAAGTCTAAAGCAATTAGCTATAAAATATCTTCATATTAATGCTAATGATGTAATAGACTTTGAGACTGCATCTGAGAATGGATTTCATACTGATAGATTTTATAACTATGCGTTAGATGATGCTATTTGGACGTGGTATTTATATGAGTTATTTGAAAAAGAATTATCTACTCAGAGTTTAGAAGAATTGTTTTACAATATAGAAATGCCATTTCAATTTTGTTTAATGGACTTAAAGATTAATGGTGCATTAATAGATACCAATGCTCTTAAAAGTTTAAGGGCTAAGGCTCAACGTATTATAGATACACTTGAATTTGAAATGTATGAAGCAGCCAATATCGAAAAAGATTCTATTAATCTAAATAGTCCACAGCAATTAGTAGAATTATTATTCAAATTAGGTGTTAAACTAACAGAGAAAACTGAGCCATCCAAAGTTTATCCAGATGGTGTATATAGTACAGCTAATGATGTGCTTGAGCGAGTTAAAGACCAACACAGATTTGTTGAATTGTTATTAGAGTACAAAAAAGCTAATAGCTTAATGGTTAAGTTTCTAAAACCATTACCTTTATTTATAGAAGAAGATGGTAGAATTCGAGCTAATTTTCATAATACTGTTGCTGTTACTGGTAGACTTTCGTCGACTAAACCTAATTTACAGCAATTACCTAAAGATAATACTGGGCCACTTCCATTACGTCAAGTTATAATTCCTGCTAAAGGCAGGAAATTAATATGTGCCGATTATTCAGGTCAGGAGTTACGTGTATTAGCTCATGTATCTCAAGACCCTAATATGATAGACGCTTTCAACAAGAAAATGGATGTGCATCTAATGATTGCTAATATATTCTTTGAATTAAATATTCCTGCTGAGGCTCTCATTACATCGCATCCAGACTATAACACTCATAAAAAGAAATTCAAAGTTGAAAGAGACAAGATTAAAACTGTTAACTTTGGGTTAGCATATGGCAAAACAGCTTACGGCTTCTCTAAAGATTGGAACATACCTGTACAAGAAGCCCAGGAGTTTATTGATAGTTATTTCGCTAGATTTCCATTACTTAAAAGGGCAATGGATGAATGTAAAGAAGAATTACGTAAATATAAAAAAGTGCGTACATTCTTAGGCAGGTATCGTAGATTTAAGTATATTAGTAATAGGGCTATACGGCAAGCATTTAATCATCTAATCCAGAGTCCGAGTGCAGATATGATGAAAGCAGCAGCAGGACAGTTTAGATATATAATATTAGAACACCCTGAATGGGGTTGTTTATTAGTATTAAGTGTGCATGATGAATTGGTATATGAAACTAAAGAAGAATATGCTGATGTAGTAGCTAAGGAATTAATAGAAGTTATGGAAAGTGCAGTTAAAATAAGTTTACCCATTGAAGTAGATGCTGGAATTGGGGATAATTATGCAGAGGCAAAAATCTAAAACTAAAGTAGTACATTGTAAAAAAGAACCTTATGATGTGTATATAGGTAGACCATCTAAGTTTGGTAATCCTTTCAAAAGATGTTGGTGTAAACCTAAAGCTTGTCATGGTGATGTAATTGTAGAATATTTAGAGGGCTAATATGAGGGATGTACCTAGAAAATATAGAAAATTACAGCAAAGAGCCATGAAATATACGGGTAGAAAGGCTAAAATCAGGCTTTTTTGCTTAGAGTGCTGTGCTTATGATGGTAAGGAAGTGGAAAAATGTACGGATAAAGACTGTATTTTCTATAACATAAGGAAAACAGGTTGAACGGTTGGAGATAATGGCTAATTACCCCCAAAAAGTATCGAAAAAGCACTAGTTTTAGGAGATAAAAATGGATATGACATACTTAATACAACCGCCTAAAAGATGGACATTTGAGCAGCCTAAATTAAAGCAATGGGTTGAATCGTGGTGTGGTGGTAATATATTAAATCTATTTGCTGGTAAAATAAGGCTTAATGTACCTGAAACAAGAGTAGATATTAGTGGAGAATTTAAGCCTGATTATATTTCTGATGCTTATGATTTTGTAAATATGGCTATAGATATTAAGTTAAAATTTAATACTATTATATTAGACCCGCCATACAATCTACGTAAAGCAAGAGAAAAATATAACGGTAAATATATAGGCTCGTTTACTAAGATTAAAAATCTATTGCCACAAATACTTGAGCCTGGGGGCAGGGTTATTACATTAGGCTATGATACTGTAGGCATGTCTAAAAGCAGAGGGTTTGAAAAAATAGCTATATGTGTAGTCTGTCATAATGGAGACCACAATGATACATTATGTGTAGTAGAAAGATTTGTAAAATGAATGACTGTACCATAAAAGAGAATATTATAGTAGCTTTATGCATGACCTATATTGTGTGGTGGATATTTAAGCTATGCAGGAGATTAAAGAAATGACTTGGTGGATATTAGGATATATTATTATAGGAATATTATTTACACTATTAGGTAAAATATGTGAAATGGGTAAAATGCCTATAATATGCTGGTTAATTTTTATTGGTATGTGGCCTATAATGTTATTGGGGTTAATAATTTATATATTATGTGAGATAGAAATATGAGACGAATAACTTGTGTTATATGTGGAAACAGAAGAAAGCCGTGGTGGGATAATGTTCGTGGCTACGGTATTGTTAGGAAAACAAGGAAACGATATTTTGATTTAGAATTAAAGGTAATACCACTACGTAAAAATATATGTTGGAAGTGTGCAGTTAAGGAATTAATACTATGATATGGTTTTTGTTGCCATTAATAATGTACTCGATGTGTTTGATAATAATATGGTTATGTGAAGGGAGTGATAAAAAATGAAAGCATTTGAAGAATGGTTTTATAATAAGTATGACGATAACCATAGAAAAAATGGTAGAGAAGAGGGGTGGAAAGCAGCTTTGGAATGGGTTTTAAGTAAAGTTGAAGTTTCAAATTCAGATGGAAGTATTATACAATATATCAAAGATGAATTAAAAGATTGAATTATTTACCTCTTTATTACGGGCGGGTTTCTTGTCAGGGTTACTCGCCCTTTCTTTTTAGGAGAATATTATGGTCAATAAGATAGATAGAATAATAGCAAAAGTAATAAATGATTTCAAATTTGATTGTGACGATGTAAATTGGTGCTTAAAGTTTTACAAAAATAAAATTGAAGAAGTGAGAAACAATATATTATCAGTAATAGCACATGATTTACAATCTAAGTATCCATTTATGAAAGATTAATTTTTCTGTTTTCTAAGTATGATTACTAACAAAGCTGTAACCAGACCACCTACTATGCCGAGCATAGACATACCAAACAAAAAGTGATGGTGTAAGTGATTAGTAAGCAATTCATATATTAAATCTACACGTTCACATAATTGTATTAGGATTTCATGGTCTGACATTATAATCTTTGTATCCTTTCCAAATCCTCAAGCTGTGCTTTATTCACAATCTGTTGACGTGCAGCAGCTTTAATCTCTTCCATAATTCTATTAATAATTTCTACACGTATTGGTGCTGGCATTTCCTTCCATAAATTACTTCTAACAAAGTTAGTTAAAACTTCTTTATATAACTTCTTAGTAGTATTAAAATATTCATCAAATCTCTGCTCATTCAAAAACCAATCTTGAGCAATCTTTCTACTAATACCACTAACAGGAACGTTGATAGCATCTAATTCTTGGCGTACATCAGCAGGTAAGGCATTATATAGTTTCTTACGTGTTTTCTCCCTTTGTTGTGCTAATCTAGATAGAAAGTCAAAGTTGGTTCTATCAAAAGCATACTGTCTTTCTTTTATTTCTACATCAGGAAATTCAGTACGCATATAATCTTGTATATCCTGCCCTAAATCATCCCATCTTTCACCAAATACTTGCATAGATAATCTATTCTTGTATTGCATTAATTGAGCACCTGGACTAGCCGGATATGTTTGTACTCCAACACCGAAGAAACCAAGTGGTAACGCTCTAGCACCTGCTCTAAAGCCTTGGTATCTAATAGCATCCATTATATCTTGTATTACAAAGGGAATAAATCTATGCCAGAATTGTTCCATTGTACTATTAGCATCTAATCCAACATAATCACCATAAAAGGTTTGACCACGTATTACATCCAAAGCATAGGCAGGAGCAGGGCCAAGTTTTGATTGAAAGAATGTAATAAGTGTATCTCTCCACTCAGCAGGTATAACTCTGCCAGCTTGTGTTTTTATTTCACCAGATGCTAGTCTCATAAATAATCTAGCAATAGGTAAGTAACCGCCCCAAAAATCTATACGTTGTTTTCCTATACGTATTTTACCAAAGTCAGTAGAACGCCAATCTCTTTCTACATGAACACCAGGTACTAAACTCATTGAACCTAATATACCCATATTAACAGCAAAAGCTGATGTCATATGATATACAAGTATTTTACGTGCTGCCCATGATAGTGAGGGATTAAGTATATCAGTAAAGGTTCTTACTCTAGCTTCTAATAGACGTGGTGCAAAGAACACAGCATTAAGAGCAGGAGCTAATCTGCCTAATCTCTTAGCATCACCTTCACCAGTAAGAATATCTACAACATGCCCTAAGTCGTTCCATTGTTTATCAGAAGTATACCTGCCCTTACGTTGCTCTGCTATTTGTAGCATCTTCTCACCACGTATTAGATTGCCACCAAGAGCATAAGCACGTTCACTTCTTTTAACTCCAGGTACTTCACCAGCTATTTTAGAAGCAAATCTTTCTGTCCCTGTAATATAACCTGCACCTTCACCCCACCTATTCCATCTAATATATTTTTGTAACCCACCAGCTTCATCAAGCCTAGTTAGCATATCTTTTTCAACAGTACGAGCGGTGGATTCGTCCCTAAGTAACAAATTCCAATCTCTTACTAAGCCCTTAAACCATATCTTAGGACTACCTATCATAGTAATATTCTGTCTACCTGTACGTGATAAGTCCATTGATGCAGCAGTAGCTTTAGGAAGTGATAAATAATCAATAAAAGATTCACCACCTTTATCTCTAAGTTGTTTCATCTCCTTAAGTTTATTAGCTATATTATCACCCCAAGCTTTACGAGCATATTCTATCTCATGGTCTCTAAATATTTCTCCATCTTCATAAAGTCTTTTAAGTGCATCAGCTAATTTTACTGCTTCAAAGTCAGAGAGTTTTTGATTGGTTCTTATTTCATCATTTAGTATTTCATATGATTCAACAGGTAAACTTTCTTTAAGTGGAGTAATTCCTAATTTTGTATACTGTCCTTTAAGTGCACGTTTAGCTTCATATAACCAATCACCTTTATCAAACTCTCTACGTATTCTACGTACTTGACCAGCACGCACACCTTTTTCTTTTCCTCTTAATTTCTGTTGTTTAGCATAAGTTACTAAAGATTCTTCAAGAGCTATATCCAATTTAGCAGCAGGAGTATTTACATCTTCTACTTTAATTATAGATTTAGATTCAGCAGCTTTTTTTGCAGCTTCCATTTCAGCCGTAATATCATTAGCTGTAAATCCAATACCTGCTTCTAGTGCTGCACCTGGAAGTGGTAATAAAGCAAATCCTTTAAGAGCACCTTTACCAACTTCATATAAACGCTTTTGTGTTTCCTTATCTGTAGTAGCTTCAAATATAGTATTAGCAGTATTAAGAGCTAGCTCTGCTGTACTTCTAAGATAAGATGGACTAACGTGTATGCCTTCTCTTTGTAATTCTTTAGCAGTTTTTTCTGCAGATATTTGTATAATCTCTTGCCCTAATTCCTCTGCCACTTCTTTACCAAGTGTAGTACCATAGGTCTTAAATGCTTTAGCTAATACTTCTAATATAGGTGCTTGAACAGCACTCATTACTTTTTTCTTAACATCTAAAGTAAGACCTTTTAATTGTAAAGTTTCTATAAGAGCATATGGTATACCAGCTATATGAGCAACTTCCTGAGCTATATCAGGATTAACCCCACTCTCTACCATTTCTGCAAACATACCACCAACGCCTTCTTTATATGCAAATAAAGTAGAGCCAGCAGCAGAAGCAAACTTAAACCCAACACGAGCACCTGTACCTACAGTTACAGCTTCCTCTCCAATAGTAGGTATTGCTACACCTACAACAGCACCCCCTATGCCACCAGCAGCAGCACCAGCTAAACCAGCAGCACCACCACGTTTAGCAGCTTCAAATAGTTGACCAGAAGTTTTAGCAGCAGCATAGATTAAATCAGATAGTAATCCACCTTCAATTGGATTTAATGCTTCATTGAGTCTAGTTTTACGCCGTACAATTAATGCACCCTCTAAATCCTCAGTAGGGTCAATCATAGCATTATATACACCAACATTAGCTAATACACTATTTTGTCCACGTTGAAAAGAATCTACAATTCTACCAAAGAATCCATGTTCAAGTGGATTATCACCTAATTCTTCACCTAAGTCAGCAAAACCACCAGTAGGTGTAATTGAAGATAAAGTACCTAAGTCTGAAAAATCAGCCATTATAAATATTCCTTAAATTTATTATCTTCTAATCTTAAATCCAGGAGCTTCACCAGGCTTTAGAAAATAATAAAATGGACTCTTTCTAATTCTCTCTTCTTTTTTCTGCTTAAGATATTCTGTAC